TGGCGATGGGGGAGCAGTGGACTTATGGCTTGGTGATTGGTCTATTCAAGTTAAAGCCACAAAATATATTGATGGCAGATTGGTGTTTAACTCTAAAAAGGAAATGAAATCCTTAATAGATGTTTTGACTATTTGTAATATGCAAAAACAAACTATTGATATAGCTGGTTATATAAGCAATAAAGACTTGATGCGTAAACTGTATGAAAAAGATTTAGGCTTTGGGAAAAGATATTGTATAGACCAAAATGATTTAAAAGATATCTCCTGGCTTGTTTTTTATTATTTAGAATGGAGGAATATCAATAAAGATCATTTACCCATATAGGACTTATCATCCTGCCATAAGAATCAGATACTAACTTGTGGCGAACATTATGGAAAAACCATTCTAAAGCATCTGAGTTATTAACCCCATCCCTAGCAACTATAATGTTTAAGGATTTTCTCATACCACTACAACTATATCTTTCTCCTGAATGATGGTGGCAGGCTCTTGCTCAATGATCATAATGAAAGCACTGCGCTTATCATAATAAATTATATCCCCCTCGTTTACAACCTTTACTTCAGTGCCAGGCTTTATAACAGTGGCTTTGCAGTATCTCATCTTGTCCATGTCTTCGCCAGACAAGAGTAATCCAGATTCTGTCATTACCTCTTCATCAATATCCTTAACTACTATGTATTTGTTTATCGGTTGCATTATATTTCTTTAAACTTTGTTGGGTACTGAGATAAGTATGGCAGGACCTTGTCTAATTTAGCAAACTTAATGTACTCGCCATTTTCGTCTAACACCTTTACCATTTTTATTATGATGTCTTTACCATCATACTCATATCTAACTATTTCAAAACTGTGTATGTTCATGGCTGTGGGGTTTAGTTAATGATTAAAATTTTACATAAGAATTGTTTACATATTTTTCTTTTATATCTTCTAAATGCATATTTACTTCAACCATATGGTCATCCAGATAATCTAAGCGTGTTTTTAAAATATGATTTTGTTGAATCATAGCAGCTAGCTGATATCTGCTGGAGTCTTTGTGCCCTATTTTTTCTGTGTTTAACTTATCATAGATGTTTTTATATTGCTCAATAACATCATCTATTTCTCGTTGATTAATTTCCATAGAGTTTAATTTGTTTTTCAAAAACCTTTTTTCTGAATCGTCTTTCATAGTAATATTGTTTAGTTAATTATTAGCATCATAAGTTCGTGCCATTGTTATAATGGCGTTAGTAGATAATATAGTGGTGGCTACTGATACCGCATTAAGTAATGCACTCTTAGCAACTTTGGTGGGATCAATTATTCCCCTCTCTATCATATCGCAGTTCTCGCCACGCTTTACATCGTAACCAATGTAGTTGAATTTTTTTTCTTTATCGTAAGGAAGTGGATTCGTATTTCCTATACCAGCATTCTCTAAGATCTGCTTATAAGGAGATTGTAGTGATGACCGTAATACCGCCTTAGCCATATTGTTCTCCATGCTGCCATTCTCAATGAAATTCTCTGGCAGTATGGAATAGTTATATAAAGCTACACCACCGCCAGGAAGAATGCCTTCCTCCATAGCAGCTCTTACTGCACATACCGCATCGTCAATGCGATCATACTTTTCTTTCTGCTCTATGTCAGTCACCCCGCCAGCATAAATAACTCCTATGCCACCACTAAGCGAAGCGATCCGATTTAAGATATGATCCTTGTCAGCTTTTGTCTTTGTGCTTTTGTGTTGTAGGTATAACTGCTTTACCTTATCTGCTATCTCTAGCCTGTTTATCTCATAGTCCTTGATGATTACCGATGACGATCTGCCAATGACAACCTTCTTTGCGCTGCCCAAATCATTCATCGTTATCAAACTTAAATCATCGCCAGTCTTCTCAGAAAAATAATTAGCCCCTAATGATAATGCTATGTCCTGCATAAGCTCATGCTGCTTCCATCCAAAATTGGGCGGCTGAACAACACATATCCTGACGTTGTTCTTAACGACATTAGCCGCTAAGGTGTTTAACATATTCGCTGAACATGGTGCTATTATTAATAACTTCTTCTGGTCCTTGACCACGCCTTTTAAAACATTCTCTATTTGAAAGATGTTGTCGATCTCAGCATCACATACCAAAACTTCGCAGTCCTCAAATATGCACTCGTCCTTCTCCTGGTTGTTGATGAATAATGCAGAACTATAGCCACGATCTAATTTGAAACCATCGGTGACATCAGCATATGTCTTTTCTCCTGTCCCCTTCTCAACAGTGACAATGCCATTCTTTCCTACCCTGTTGTATGCGTCAGCAATGATCTTGCCTAAGACCTTGTCGCTGTTGCAAGATATAGTAGCAACATCTTCAACCATCTTTTTTGTCATCTTAATGGAATGGGTGTCTAATAACTTGGCGTAATTCTCAGCCTCAGAAACTATCTCCTTTAATAACTCTGTCTTGTTAATCCCCTTCTTGCTGCCACCAGCATTTAATATGTGATCTAACAACTCCTTTACTATAGCCTCAGCTAATACTATTGAGGTTGTCGTGCCATCGCCAGCATCTAAGGCTGTCTTGTCTGCAGCCTGCTTCATCATCTTAACCGCTAAGTTCTCTATAGGATCTAATAAATCAATAGACTTCGCCACAGTAACTCCATCCTTAGTTACTGTTAATCCTCCTGTGTGGTTCTGAGATTCTATTAAAACTGTTTGACCAGCTGGTCCAAGTGTGGACTTTACTGCTTTTGATATCTTACCTATGCCCTCTATTAATCGCTGCCTTGCGTCAGTGTCAAAGGCTAAGTTTTTGGGTGAGTATCCTAACTCATTCATGCTTGATTTGATTTGATTTCAAAACAAATATAAATAAAAAACTCCACTATGTATTAGTCTTACTAAAACATTTTTATCCGCACTAGATACTCAAACTCTATATGTTAAATATGATGAAAAAATTTCCCTATAGTAAACTTCTATATATATATATTATTATTCTTTTTTTTTTAAAAATAATAAGAAAAAAATCAACATAATTAACATAGTTAAAGTAAGGAACTCAAAACCAATGAGTTATGCTATGTTGGTTTTGGAAAATGTTAACATGGATATGTTGGTTCTTAACATAATTTCTTGGAATCCCTGATCCTTATCTGCATTTGACATAACCTTATGTTTATTAAAACATTCCTGCGCTGCCAGCTGTGAAGACACTTTGCCGACTTTAACCTCTTTATTAATCTCTCTAAATACATATAAAAAAAAAGGGTGACCATATAGATCACCCCACTAAACAAACACACCTAAACTATTGAGAAGAATAAATCTATAACTTCTTGAACAAATTAATGTTAGCCCTAGCTAACTCATTGCCCTCAGCTATTATGCGGACCTTCTCAGCCCGCTTTAAATCTTTATGTAACCTGGATAACTTTGATATCCCTGTCTCTGGTTCTGGACGATCATTAATTAATCTGCCCTTCTTTACTTTAAGTCCTCTCATGTAACAAAGATAATAAATTTTTTTAGATATCTGTAGTGTTTGGGTTCTATGGCGTTTTATGAGCCGACCCCTTCAAACCAAAACCAAATTTTTTTGGGGTGACTTTCTTATCTGATTCCTATCTAGTGGAATTTTTCAGCTTTTTTCTAGGGATGGTCACCTAGTAGATGGTCATCCCGTTTACCGATGGCATACCCTAGCATACGTTTACCCTATACCCTAGTCCATCACATCCTTATGCCCTAGAGTAAGCCTTGCCTTCTTTCATATATAGAGAACATACATTAATGATATCTATATATCATACTCATGCATGGTCATATAGTTTTGTTATGTCCATGATGTAGACTATCATGTACGTATTCTTTATGATAGGGGAATATGTGCATTAAGGCTTTTCCAGTACAGTAAACCTTCACCATCTAATCTCATTCAACTGGTTATATATTACGATTAAACAGATGTTTGCTGACTGTTCGTTTTACTGGAGAGCATATATAAGCCTATATACAGAGACATCTCTGTTAACATCTGCCCATACATCCAAGCATATAAACGAATGTACCTGAATGCGTGTATATATATACTGGTTAGAATTGCCTGCAATGAGTCAAAATGATATACTGTCAAATTTATTTTCAATTTATTTTTCCCTAGTAAATCAATTTATTTTCGTTTTTTTCTT